ATAATTGGGAATGGGTAGAGTATACCAAAGGTCAACTTAAACTTAAAGAACAAGTTAAGGCTATGGGATTCTAATAGGTGATTCTTAGGACTCACTAGGACAAACTCCTAGTGGGTCTTATAGAGTTTGACTTATTGACTCTACTATGGTATTATCAATTAAGGAGTGCTTATGAAAAAAACAGTACAGGACTTAAAGAAGTTACTTAGTACCCATGACTTTTATTACAGCTACTCGGATGATCACGACTCTTATAAAAAGGGTTCGGATGAGATGGTTGTAATAAGGTCTCTGATTAAAGAGTTAGGTAAACCCGGTGAAGACTTATACGCAGAGTACATTAAAAAAGTAGAAGCCGGAGAGTTATCTGTAGACGGAATTAAGGAATGGCAGTAGCACATGGAAGAAGACTACGAGTTCAGATTCTATTGTGATAACTGCGGTCACAACTTTTGTTTGGAAGTAGAAAAAGATATGCCAATACCTAAGTATTGTATATTTTGTGGATCAACTATTTATTATCGAGAAGAAGAAGAATAGGAGACACTATGTTAAAAAATAATACGTTTGAAAATGTGGCGGTTGGAGTTCTAGTAGGGATTGCAGTTATATGTGTAATATTAGTTTTCAATACGAGTAAACAGCAACGGCATAATGAGCTTGATAAACTAGTAACGGAGTGGCACTTTGAGCACTGCACACCTACCAATAAGAAGTGTGGTAGATTAGAATGAAAGAGCTATTGATCACTCTAATATTAACGATACCACCACCAGATAAAATGGTGGATTGGACGATTAACCAAGTACCAAACCAAGTCCAGATTATGTATAAGTATGGCTTGGAAGTAAGTCATCATGCTAAGAATGTACCATGCCATACGAGACCGGAGACTGTCTATCAGATATTCTTTAAGACGGACACTGAGTATATGCAAGAGTGTTATTTAATACTGGATTGGAGAGAACCAAACTTTGTAAGATACCCAAACCAATGGCTACCTGTAAAGGGGGTTAAATGATAGTTTATAGTATGTTTGATGGCATGAGCTGTGGACAGATCGCGCTGAGGGAGTTAGGGATTGTATCTAACACTTATTACAGTAGTGAAGTTGATCCGTATGCTCAGTCCGTAACACGTTACAATTTCCCGAATACAGTGTTCTTGGGAGATGTTAACAAAGTTAACTTTGAAAACTTACCTAAGGTAAACTTATTGCTAGCCGGGAGTCCATGCCAAGACCTCAGTCGAGCTAAGGCTAATGGTAAAGGATTAGAAGGTGAGAAGTCTAACCTGTTTTATAAGTTTATTGAAGCTCTAACTATCCTAAGAAAAAAGAATCCTAACATTAAGTTCTTGCTTGAAAATGTAAGAATGAAGCAAGAGTGGGAAAATGTAATTTCTGATTTGTTAGGAGTGCAACCTGTTAGACTTAACTCCTCTAAGTTTAGTGCTCAGAATAGACTTAGACTTTACTGGACTAATCTAAAGGTTGAACCTTCACCGGCTTCTTGTGATATTAAATTACAGGATATTCTAATAGATGGTGAAGCCCTTAGAGAAAAGTCTCAGACCATCCCGGCTACAATTTATAAGGAGAACGTCAAGTCCATGCTACAGAGAAATAAGCTTGGACTGATTGCTGATATAGTAGCGGATCAAGGTACACGCTTAGTTAAATCTAATATTCAAAAGTCTCATACCTTGATGGCTAGAGACTACAAGGGATTTGGTAATCAAGGCATGACCGGTGTTAGGTGCATACAGGTGGGAGTAGCTGACCTCAAGGGGAGAGACTCTATTAAACGAGTTTACAGCCCTAAGGGTAAGTCTCCTACCTTAACTACTTGTGGTGGTGGCCACCGAGAACCTAAGGTAGCCATATCGCCGCTCAAGTGGCGAAAGCTCTTGCCAATAGAGTGTGAGAGGTTGCAGACAGTTCCCGATAACTACACTGCTAGAGGCATCCGGGAAGACGGCAAGGAAGTACCCATTAGTAATACACAACGATATAAAATGCTCGGAAATGGTTGGACAGTAGCAACTGTAAAACACATCCTAAAATCACTTTTCAAGGAGGACTAATGGAGTACCTGTTAGCTTTAGTTTTATACTTTATCATAGGAGACCTTATAGAAAATGACTAGTCTACTAAACAGAGCACAAGTTAAACGTCACGTTCTTATGATTGCCCATGAGTCCGAGAATAAGAGGCTACATAAGTACGAGAGAGTATCTAAGTCAACCTTAGATTATCTAGAGGCAAGACTTAAATTAGAAATAAGAGAGTTAATTAAAGTACAAAGAACCGGAATAACTATTAAACCATGATAGACTCGTTTTACATTGAACTATTCTTATCAATACTAGCCCTAACTTCGGTTAGGCTAGTGGCGATAGGACACCGATTAGGGGGAATTGTAGGCCTATCTTGCCAAGCGTGTTGGATTAGTTGGTGGATATATACGAATCAACTAGGATTCCTCCTAATAGATGCAGGATTATTAATAATTTATATAGACTATATTAGATGCTACAAAGACAAAAAGATTTAGAAGCAGAGATGGTTGACTTAGGGGTAGTACGTTATCGTAGGGAGAATCAAGAAGCTAGACAAGGTAAGCATGAGTCTACAACACCGGCAGGTATTCAGTTTATCCGTAAAGGTATATCTAGAATCTCTAAAGAAATAGATGTCATTAAGAATGACTACATGACCGGGAAAGTTAGTAATTATTCGGCAGAGACCATAGAAAAACTTTTTATGCTACCTAGTGATGTAATTGCTTTTCTAGCTCTAAAAGCTTGTGTGAATCACTTGTCCACCCCTGTAAAATTAGTGAGAGTAGCTCAAGAGGTGGGATCATTCGTAGAGGATGAGGCGCGCTTTAGAAATTTCAAAGAAGTTAATCCGTCATTATTCGGAGTAGTTTCTAGAGACCTCACTAAAAGAACAACTAATTACAGGAGACAGAAAAGAGTATTGATCCATTCAGGAAATAAAGCTCAGATCGAATGGAAAAACTGGCCTATTAATAAACGGATTCAGTTAGGTCAATTACTGTGTGAATTAATCTGTACCCATACTAAGCTCTTTGAGATCAAAAAGCACACAGCACAAGCTCAGTCAGCTAAGACTGTATTTTGGTTAGAGGCTACTGCAGCTTCAATGAAATGGATAGATAAAAAGAATTCCATTTGTGAGCTACTATCTCCTGTAAAATTGCCTTGTATTATTCCACCTCGGAAGTGGAGTAGTCAGTACGTTGGGGGTTACTACACTTACAATGGGATGCAACTTATAAAAACTAATGATGTAGCCTACATGAAAGAGCTAGAGAACCGCGATTTATCCGAGGTCTATCATGCGGTCAATGTAGTACAGGAGACCGGTTGGCGCGTGAATAAAACTGTGTTCAAAGTTATGGATGCCCTGTTTACTTCCCAAGCTAATGTCTCAGTGATCCCTGAGTTCCATGAACGACACATGGAAGAAGCTTTTCCTAAAACCGGGACTAAGGAAGAACAAATAGATTGGAAGCGTAGAGCTACATTGATTTACTCCGATAATGTTAGAAGAAAAACTAAACGAATTCAGTTTTCTCAACTTATGTGGATGACCCGAAAGTTTGTGGATGAAAAAGTATTTTATTTTCCACACACTCTAGATTTCCGGGGCAGAATGTATGCTAACACAGCGTTCCTAAACCCTCAGGGCGAGGACTCAGCTAGAGGACTGCTAGAGTTCTCTCAAGGGAAACCCATAGGGGATCATGGAATTCCGTGGCTACAGGTGCATCTAGCTAACAGCTATGGCTATGATAAGGTGTCGCTAGAGGATAGAGTAGAGTGGACACTTCACCATGAAAAATCTATACTACAGATTGCAGAAAATCCTTTATCTGAGCACTGGTGGATGGACGCTGATAAGCCGTGGCAATTCCTAAGGGCTTGCATAGAGTATGCTAAAGTCAAGGAGCATGGGGCTTCCTATGTTAGCCATTTACCTATTACAGTGGATGGGTCTTGTAATGGCTTACAGCATTTCTCCGCTATGCTCAGAGACCATAAGGGTGGTGAAGCCGTTAATTTAACTGACCGGGAGACACCTCAGGATATTTATGATATTGTGCGGAAAGCTACAGTATTAAAAATATTTGAGGATGATATGCCATCAACTCAAAAGCTCAGACAAGTTTGGCTTTATGATAAGAACTTGGATAGAGCCTTAGTTAAAAGGCCGGTAATGACTACTCCTTATGGAGCGACACTCTATGGTATGCGCGATCAAATCTATGAGGAGATAAAGAAGCAACAGGACAAGGGGAAGGTATTTGCCGGAATTGAAGAAGGTGAAGACCTATGGGTACACTGTAAGTATATTGCTGCGTTTATCTATGAGGCTATTGGCGAGGTTGTAGTATCAGCTAGAGAGGGCATGGCTTGGCTACAGGACTGTGCTAGAAAGATGAACGAATTAGATAGACCAATATACTGGACACTACCTACAGGCTTCTTAGTAAAACAGAAGTATTTAAAATCTACAGTTTCTCAAATTAAAACTGTTATCAATGGTAGGATGGCCTCGCTATGGGCTGCTAGTGGAGACTCGGAAAAAATGAACAAGTTTAAGCAAGTGAATGGCATAGCTCCAAACTTTGTGCATAGTTTAGATGCTTGCCACCTTATGAAGACTGTTATAGGAGCTAATGATACACACGATATACAGTCTTTTGCGGTAGTACACGATAGCTTTGGAACTCACGCTTCTGACATAGAAGAACTTGGAATTATTTTACGAGAAAAATTTATAGAAATCTATAAAGAGGATGTTTTACAAAGGTTTAAGGACGAACAAGAGAAAAATGGAAAAATAGATTTGACTTCCCCGGAAGGGTATGGTAAATTGAGAATAGAAGGAGTGATTGATGCAGAATTCTTTTTTAGCTAATGTAAATATTGAAAACGTAGGTCAAGGAATGATGAAGGTGGTTGAAGCATTACAGCCTTTTAGTAAGTCTGAACGCTGTGTCATTCTATGTAGTGTTTTCAACTGTATGTATAACAATAAACTCAGAAAGGATAGAACAATAGCAGAATTAATGAACATTGTAGATCGTATCAGAGTAGATTGTAAGGAAAAAAAGATTCCAGAATTCGGTGGTGCAGAAAACTATATCAAAGGAGAATTATAAAATGGCAGAAACTAAATTTCCCATGCACGTTTCACCAGTAGGTATAGCTTCATGGCCGTGGCTTAACAAGCCTGATGTACGCTTTGATGCTGACGGCATTTACCATGTTAAATTGGTAATGACTAAAGAGGAATCAAAGAAGATTGCTGCAGTAATCAAGCCTCTTATGAATGGTGGTAAGCACAACCCCTTGAAACCTGAGAAGGATGATCAAGGTAACAACACTGATAACATGGTGTGTCAGTTTAAGATGAAATCAGTGGTTAAATCCCGAAAGGGAGACTTTACTCAAGTTCCTGTCTTGCTCGACAAAGAAGGTCAGCGTATTGAGTCTACGATAGGTGCAGGTTCAAAGATTAAGGTTGCCTATCAAGCAGTGCCTTTTGATCAAGGTGGGGGTGGAGTAACTCTAAGACTCCGTAAGGTACGAGTTTTAGATTTGGTTGAGTATCAAGGTAGCACGAATGATGACCTTGAGTGGGGCGAGGAGTTCTCTCAAGGTGCGAATGACAAGGATGATGATGTAGATGGGGAGGACTTCTAAATATGCCTAGCTATGAGGACATCAAGCAGATGGAATCAGAGGAGGTGTATCGGAAGTTGATGAAATGTAAGCCTGAGGTAGTCCATAGACTTGTATCAGATTTATACCAAGTATTACATACAGGTTCTTTTCCAGTTGATAATTTTTATGCTGTGAAGACTACTTTAACAATGTTAAGGGGCTTACTGAGTGCGAATGAGTTATATGGACAACAAGAAAATTAAAGTAACTCCGCACTGGAAGCGTGGTATCGCTAGGGGGTATCGCTCAGGGTTAGAGTCGAAGATAGGTGAACAATTAAAAAGTGCCGAAGTTGAGTGGTACTACGAACCTGAGCGTATTCCCTACATACCTAATCAAAAAACTTATACACCAGATTTTTATTTAGTTCACAAAAAAGATTGTATCTCAAAAGCAGAAAGATATGGAATATACATAGAAACTAAGGGTAGGTTTTTAGCCTCTGATAGAGCTAAACACCTTTTAATAAAAGAGCAACATCCTGATCTAGACATCAGGTTTGTATTCACTAACCCAAACCAAAAACTCTATAAAGGATCGAGGACAACTTATGGACAATGGTGTGACAAGTATGGGTTTAAATACGCAAAAAAGGACATCCCCTCAGAATGGTTCATCAAATTGGGTGGGAAATGAGGCTTGTCCAAAATGCGGATCGAAGGATAATTTAGCGAGGTATGATGATGGACATGGTTATTGTTTTGGAGTGGATTGCGGTTACTATCAGCCTACTAGCAGTTCTGTTCGTAGGGTTCATGGACTTTCCGAATCCAATCCCGATAATAAAAAGAAATTTACTAACCTACTTCCGAAAGGACAATACAAAGATTTAACCAAAAGGAAAATCTCTGAGAAGACCTGTAAATTATATGGTTATTCTATTGGTAAGTATAATGACAAGCCTTGTCAGATTGCAGAATTTAAAGATGATCATGGTAACGTAGTAGGACAGAAGGTACGACTTCAAGGGAATGACTTCCGTACTCTAGGCGAAGTGTCTGGACTATGGGGTAAACACCTTTGGGGTACTGGTAAAAAGATAGTCATTACTGAGGGTGAAATAGATTGCCTCAGTGTAGCAGAGCAACAAAATTGTAAGTGGCCTACTGTCTCCATTCCCAACGGAGCTAAGTCAGCTAAGAAAGCCATACAGAAGGACTACGAGTGGCTTGTAGGAAACTTTGAAGAAATTATTCTCATGTTTGATATGGATAAACCGGGAATGACAGCTTCAAAACAGTGTTCCGAGTTATTCCCTCCCGGTAAATGTAAGATTGCCAAACTCCCAAAGAAAGATGCTAATGAGTGCCTTGTAGCTAATCAAGGGTCAAGTATTGTTAGTGCTATTTGGAACGCCTCAATCTCTAGACCAGATGGGATAGTAGCCGGAGAAGACACATGGGAGCTAGTGAATACTCCAATCAAACCTAGCGATCACGAATATCCGTGGATTGGACTTAATAAGAAAACTTTAGGAGCTAGAAAAGGTGAGCTTGTAACCTTCTGTGCAGGTACAGGTGCAGGTAAATCAACTACTGTCAAAGAGATTGCGTCTTACTTACTTAGTAAAGGTGAGAAAGTGGGTTATCTTGCTTTGGAGGAATCAGTAAGGAACGCAGCTCTGGACTTCATGTCGATTGAAGCTAATTCTATGCTCCACCTTCAAAATAATTTAGAGGAAAAATATTTGAGGGAAATATGGGAAAGAGTTTTTGCTACTGGCAGACTCTTTCTTTATGATCATTGGGGGAGCTTAGATGGGGATGTACTTACCAATCGTATTCGTTATCTTGTTCGCAGCTGTGGTGTGGATTGGATCGTGCTTGATCATATTAGTATCATGGTCAGTGGTCTCGAAGGAGGAGACGAGCGAAGACTTATCGACAATCTTATGACAAAGCTACGATCACTAGCAGAAGAACTTAATGTAGGAATGTTTATTGTCTCACATTTAAAGAGACCATCACAAGGAAAGGGGCATGAGGATGGTAAACAGATCAGTATCGGAGACCTTAGAGGGAGTGGAGCTATTGCTCAGCTCAGCGATTTTGTTATTGGACTTGAACGAGATCAACAAGGAACGAATGAAACTATCGTTAGAGTCCTCAAAGCGC